CTTGTTTAAACCTACTATTAATTGGATTCGTGATGATTTTAAATCTAACTCTTTTCGCTTTTTCGTTGAGCTTCTCGCTTGGGCTATTAGCATCGGTTGCTCCATTACTATGGCAGCAACAGTCCCTAATCCGCCTCTTATGGTCTTGTATCCTATTTGGATTGCTGGCTGCAGCATGTACGCTTGGGCTGCTTATACTAGGAAATCATTTGGTATGTTGGCTAACTACATCTTGTTAACTACTATTGACACTGTTGGATTGATTAGGATGTTGATCGCATGAGTCCATTTGATTATGTAAATGCGATTCTTCAGAATAAAAAACAGTTGATTGTCGATGAATTGACTGAAAAATCCTACGAACCTTTTTTGACAAATCGTGGTCTTTCCTATCACATGGACTGCATAATGTTTGCAAATGAGATGAATCAACGACATTTTCTTGACAAAAAAATGCAAAATGATTTTTTACTAAATACCGTGAGGTCAAGAAAGAGACCGTTTGCGAAGTGGATTAAGGCTGAAAAAAGTGAAGATATAGAATGTATAAAGCAAGTCTATAATCTTTCCAATAGCAAAGCCAAAGAGGTTTATCGTCTATTGAGCAAAGAACAAATCCAACTATTAAAAGAACAATTACAAACTGGTGGATTGAGGAAATAAAATGATAGATATTAATAAATTTATAGAGGTAGAGTTAAAAGAACAGGATGATTTTTTAAAGGTTAAAGAAACGCTCACCAGAATTGGTGTATCTTCCAGAAAAGAAAAGGTTTTATATCAGTCTTGTCACATTCTACACAAACAAGGTAAGTATTACATCGTTCACTTCAAAGAACTTTTCAGCTTGGATGGAAAACCAGCAAATATTACAGAAAATGATATTCAAAGAAGAAATGCAATTGCGAATCTTTTGGAAGAATGGGGATTATTAAAAGTTTTAAATAAAGGTATAATGACAAACAATATTGCACCTTTACACCAAATTAAAATTATTGCTTTCAAAGATAAAGATGAATGGGAATTAATTCCTAAATATAATATTGGCAAAAAAGAAAAAAGGTATTGACAATACTGTGTGAATACTATATAATATAAATAGTAAAAATTGGAGTTGATTATGCCATCTGTGAATAAAAAGACAGATAAACTTATCTGTCTTAGGAATAAATATAATGGTGATGAAGTTTACGCCCTTTCGCTCGAGGTAGAACGAAAGGACGGTAACGTAGAATTTATTAGGGTCATCGATAAGAGAGACCCTAAAAGAACTTATTTGGTCAATCGTGAAGCTTTTCAGATTGTATCAAAATAAGTGTGGTGCCATATGGACCACAAATTTTAAACTTGCTTATTAAAGGAGAAAAAAAATGACTTTAGGACGTGTATCTTTCGGACCACTTCATACATCAACTTTAGGTTTCGACCGCATCTTACGTGATGTGGAAAAACTTTTAGAAACCGATGTGAAAACAATCAATACTTCTTTCCCACCTCATAACATCGTCAAAATTGATGAATCACGTTATGTTGTTGAATTAGCCGTTGCCGGTTTTTCTAAGAAAGAGATTGACATTTCAGTCGCTGATGGAAATTTGGTCATCAAAGGAAACAAAGAAGAGTCGCCAACCGAAGTGAATTATTTACACAAAGGAATCGGCACTCGATCTTTTACAAAAACACTTACAATTGCTGATACAATCGAAGTAAAAGGTGCAGAGTTTAAGGATGGTATTCTACGCATTGGCTTAGAAAATATTATTCCTGAACACAAGAAACCTCGCAAGATTGAAATTGGTGCTGATTTGCAAGAATTCACACCACAGTTGTTGCAAGAAAAAATCGCAGCGTGATATATGGGGCTTCGGCCCCATCAAGGAGATTAATTTATGAAACGTGATAAAACCTTTAAATTCCCTAAACCTATGAAAGTTCTTATGGCATCTATTGTCGATAAGAAAAAACGTGATGAATTTAAAAATTCTACAATTGAAGCAATCATTTATGGTAACAATATGGTTGTAAGTAATAAGAAGAAGAAAAAGGATAAGAGTGAAGTAGAATCCTAATTTATGTTATGAAAAATAAACATATAGATGCGTTTATGCAAACAGCAGAAACTTTCGCACAATGTAGTACAGCGATTAGGTTAAAAGTTGGATGTGTAATTGTCAAGGATGATACTATTATTGGTATTGGTTATAATGGTATGCCTTCTGGTTGGTCCAATGACTGTGAAAACTATATTCAACATAGTGATGACACAGTTTCATTGAAAACCAAACCAGAAGTTCTCCATGCTGAAACAAATGCGATTGCTAAAGTTTCTCGTTCAACAAATTCCAGTGACAACTCTATATTATTTGTAACCCATGCGCCGTGTTTAGATTGCGCTAAGTTAATCTATCAATCTGGTATTAAAAGTGTTTATTATAGAAATCAATATAGGTCAAATGATGGTATTGAATTTCTGAATAAATGTGAAGTACCCACAACGAAAATTTAATTATGACTAAATGTTTTACCGATGTTCAAATTTTTATGGCGGCCGCAGGTCAAACCATAACTACTGATAATCCAAATCAATCCGATTTATACTCCAAACTAATCACAGAAGAATACAATGAATTTCTTGAAGCGTTTGGTAATGATGATGAAGATGAAATGGCAGATGCTTGTTTCGATATGATTTGGGTTATTGTTGGATTCATGTTATCAAAAGGATGGAATCTTGAAGATATTTGGGAAGAAGGCTCAATGAGCAATCTCAAAAAAATTGACAAGGTGACAGGAAAAGTTTTGAAGCGTGAAGATGGTAAGGTTCTCAAACCAGAAGGTTGGCAACCACCGGATTTTAGTAAGTTTGTTAAATTTTCAAAGTAAGGAGTTATTATGAACGAACTGGTTAAATTAATTGTTTCTATGGTCAAGCCTGTTAAGGCTTATAGGTATGCATTATCGTACCGTGAGTATGATGATATGGTTGAATTGATTGGGTTGGTTGACGACCCAAATCATAATATGAGGGATTTCGAGGGACGAGAAATGCTTTTCCCTAAACGATGGGTCACACTTGATGTGTTGGACTCGAACATGAAAGTGAGTATTTAAATGGCAGTAAAGTGTTTAACTTTTAAAACTAATCACACAATTATTGGTGAGTGTTCTGATGAAGGTGATTTTTACCTCATCAAAAATACTGTGCAAGTAGTTAGTGTGCCGCCTACAAAGGCAAATGAGCAGGGAGGTATTGCTTTTTCTCCATTTTTGGAGTATACTGATGAATTCAGAACAGGTATTAAGTTTGATAAGAAAGATATTCTTACGGTTACACAACCGGTTTTAGAATTGGAAAATCAATATAATCATGTTTTTGGTTCGGGTATTCAAATAGCATCATCTCTCAATTAATGACACAATATTATACAAATGTATCGGTTTTTGGTAACAACATTCTTTTTAGGGGTGTTAAGAATGGTCGAAGAACAAAGTTAAAAATACAATATTCTCCGACTTTATTTTTACCATCAAATAAACCAACAGAGTTTAAAACTCTCGCTGGTGAATTTTTGACAAAGAAAAAATTTGAAACCATTCGTGATTCTAGAGACTTTATCAAGCGTTATGAATCGGTAGAGAATTTTAAAATCTATGGCAATTCCAATTTTGAGTATGCTTTTATTGCAGATACACAAAAGGGTATGGTAGATTGGAATATTGAAGATATTAATATTTCAATTATTGATATTGAGGTTGGATCTGAAAATGGTTTTCCAGACCCATATCAGGCCAACGAACCAATCACTGCTATATCAATACGTAAACTCAGTGGAGACATGTTAGTTTATGGTTGTGGTGATTTTGATAATGTTCGTGATGATGTTACTTACATAAAATGTCGTGATGAATACAGTCTCTGTAAAAGATTTCTTGAAGATTGGCAGGCAGATTATCCGGATGTAATATCTGGTTGGAACGTAAAGTTTTTTGATATTCCATATTTGGTTAACAGGTTTAACAAGATACTAGGTGAAGATTTAACCAAAAAACTTTCTGCTTGGGATTTCATTAATAGTAGAGAAACTTATATCAAAGGCAAAAAACAAGTTGCTTACAATTTAACTGGTATTGCTTGTTTAGATTACATTGAACTTTATAAATGGTATGCGCCTGGTGGTAAATCACAAGAATCGTATCGTTTGGATAATATTGCTAACGTAGAACTTGGTGAAAATAAAATTTCTTATGACGAATATGACAACTTACATCAACTGTATAAACTTAACTATCAAAAATTTATTGAATATAACATCAAAGATGTGGAACTTATCATCAAGCTTGAAGAAAAATTAAAACTTCTAGAACTTGGTTTAACTCTCGCATATGACACTAAGACAAATTATGAAGATGTCTTTGCTCAAACACGCATGTGGGATTCTCTAATATATTCGTATTTACTTGAAAAGAATATTATCGTTCCACCAAAAATCATCAAACAAAAAACAGAAGCGTTTGAAGGTGCCTATGTTAAAGAACCTCAAGTTGGTAAACATGATTGGGTAGCATCGTTTGACTTGAACAGTCTGTACCCACATCTTTTGATGCAATATAATATTTCTCCAGAAACTCTGATTGAAAATGTCGATTATACACCAGAAATGCGTAATGTTATTTCATCTGGTATTTCCGTTGATAGGTTATTAACCCGCCAGGTAGATACTTCCGGATTGGTTGATGTTACATTGACACCCAATAGTCAATTCTTCCGAACAGACATTCAAGGTTTTATTCCAAAGATGATGGAAGAAATGTATGAAGATCGCAAAAAGTTTAAAAAGATGATGTTGCGTTGTCAACAAGACTATCAAAATGAAACCGACCCAACAAAGAAAAAAGAATTATATAATTTAATTGCACGTTATAATAACCTGCAACTTGCAAAGAAAGTTTCTCTCAACTCGGCGTATGGTGCGATGGGTTCACAATACTTCCGTTTCTATGACTTGCGAATGGCTCTTGCCGTGACTCAAGCTGGCCAACTTTCTATTCGTTGGATTGAAAATGAATTGAATAGATATATGAATGAATTGTTAAAAACTGAAAGAGAAGATTATGTTATTGCGTCGGATACAGATTCAATATATCTTAGGCTTGGCCCGCTCGTTGAAAAGGTGTATAGTGCAGATAAACAGGTTAAATTGCCGCCTGCAAAAATCATCGACTTCATGGATCGTGTCTGTGAGGATAAAATTCAACCATTTATTGATAAGAGTTATCAAAATCTTGCTACGTATGTAAAAGCTTATGCACAAAAAATGCAAATGAAACGTGAAGGACTTTCAGATAAAGGTATCTGGACTGCCAAAAAACGTTACATTTTAAATGTGTATAATAACGAAGGTGTTGTTTATAAAGAACCAAAATTGAAGATTATGGGTCTTGAAATGATTAAATCATCAACTCCTTCAGCTGTGCGTGAGAAGATGATGGAAGTTGTCAAACTAGTGATGAATGGCACAGAAGAAGATGTGCAAAATTATATTTTATCTTTTAGGGAAGAATTTAAAAACTTACCAGCAGAAGAAATTTCTTTTCCTAGGGGTGTGAATGGGTTATCCGAATATTCCGATTCGGTTATGTTATATAAAAAAGGAACTCCAATTCATGTGAAGGGTGCCATCATTTACAACCACTTTTTGCGTGAGTTAAAACTAACTAATAAATATCAGATTATACAAGAGGGTGAAAAATTAAAATTTACCTATCTAAAGATGCCGAATCCTTTTAAAGACATGGTTCTTTCTTTTCCAACTAGAATACCAAAAGAATTTGAAATACAAGAATTTATTGATTATGAAACTCAATTTCAAAAATCTTTTGTTGAACCAGTTCAGGTCATTTTAGATTGTATGAATTGGAAAGTAGAAAAATCATTTTCACTGGAAAGTTTTTTCGGATAAAATATTAATTCGAAACATGACACAAGTAATACTACCATTCTTAACAGCATTATTTCTTTCTGGAATAGCTGCATTTTATTCAGTTATTGGTTTGGCACAAATATTTCCAGGTTCTTTTTGGCCCATCGTTCTTATGGGTTCAGTTTTAGAAGCCGCTAAATTAGTCACCGTATCTTGGGTGTATAATAATTGGAATGAAACGACAAAAATAATGAAATATTATTTTGTTACATCTATCATATTGTTGATGCTCATCACTTCAATGGGCATTTTTGGTTACCTGTCAAAAGCACATCTAGATTCTAATGTGAATATTGGTGCAAATAGTGTTCAAATAAAAACTATTGAAACCCAAGAAAAAATTGCTAAAGAAAGACTTGCATATCTTTTGAAAAAGGCCGGCGATGACCCAACAAAAATTGCTCGTAAGACGGACCAATTAATACAAGAAACGCAAGCCGAATTAAAACGTCTAGCAGAACAGAAGTTGCCCTTAATGACAGAAGAAAACAAACTAACGGCAGAAATTGGTCCTATCAAATATATTGCCGAGGCTTTATATGACAAAGAAGACCCAGGATTTATAGATAAAGCTGTACGTATTGTTATAATGGTCATTATAATTGTGTTTGATCCATTGGCAGTGTTATTATTGATTGCTGCCAATCAAACATATAGAAATATAAAAAGAGAAGTGGTTAAAGAAGAACCTATCTCAAAAAAGGTAAAGAAGAAAAAAGAGGTTGACAATTCTATTGCTCCTAGTATAGAATTGTTTACTGATGATAGTGAAATTATACCAAAATCGAAAATTACCAAAATGGAAGGCGGATTTTAAAATGAGTTTATTGGAAAAATTAAAAAAGAATAGCACAATAAAAGATACAGATATTTTATCAAAATCAAAATTTTTCACAGAAAAAGATTTGATTCAAACTGATGTGCCAATGATTAATGTGGCACTTTCTGGTTCACTTGATGGTGGTTTGACTCCTGGTCTTACTATGCTTGCAGGTCCATCAAAACACTTTAAGACGGCTTTTGCCTTATTGATGGCTTCAGCCTATGTCAACAAATACAAAGATGCGGTCATTTTGTTCTATGATTCCGAGTTTGGTACACCAATCAA